ATAAGTCCGGTAGACCAATACTTTTTTATAGTATTGACATCTGCTGTGTCAAGAAATAATTTCATTTAATTAATTAGTCGTCATAAACGAGGCACTCTGGTTCGTCAGGGTGTAACTCGCAAAATAGTTCAAGTGCGTTTGGATCGTGATGATCCTCTGGATGGTGTTCGTGATATACTTCTAGATCGTGCAACTCTTCTTTGTAATGTCTGCGTGCTGCAGGACTAGTAGTTGGATCATCAATGCGTTCCTGATCCTTCTGGATGTGCTCTTCGATTGTTTTCATTTTCATATCCTATTACTACATAAGTATTTAGTCAAATTAGACCAAAGATCCATGTTTTCTTCTGATTTCACGTAATTCTTCAAAGTCTTTTTGTTTTGTTCCTCCATCATACTCCCAAGCGTATCCTTCGTCAATCATTTGTTCGTTAAGACTGACAATCTCATCGCCAATGTATAACCAACCAAGAAGTCTACCATATTTACCAACACCACCCTTCAGTTCTGTTCTAATGGTAAGTTCTTCGTCGCCATCTATTGTATCCTCTAGTTTTTTCTTCAACCAGTTGGTTGCGTCTATTCCGAGTGCTTTTTCTTCGAGGTCTCTTGTTCGTTTTTCTGGCGTATCGACTCCCGCCACTCTGACTCGCTCTTTTTTGAAAAGATCGAATCCGAGATCAATTGTAACATCTATCGTGTCTCCATCAAGAACTTTGTTTATCTCCGTCACTCGGAAGTTGTAACAACTCTTCCTCGACGGTGGTGTCATTTTTCCCATCGTAATACTCTATGATTGCATTATATATGTTGCTATCAATACCCTCCATTTTCTTTTGTTGTCGTTTGTGCTCCACGTTTCTCCTTGCGTGTTGTATTAGCATATCATAGTCTTGTCTAAGGTCTGCCCTACAAACTACCGAGGAGGATAAGACCAAAGGCAACAAAGACCATGACACCCATCGAAATGACGGTGTAGTAAAACCATTTAGGTATCTTATCATTTGAGTCTGTCGATGAGTTCTGATTCATCTATTGCTTCTCTTATAAGTCTCTTAAGTTGTTTGCCTTTCTTACCTAGACCAACACTAGAATCTATCTTTACCTTGACCCAGTAAAGACCTATAAGGACAAGTGTAAAAGGAACTGCATCTGCCCATGAGATTTCATTCCACGCTTCTACTACATTTAATACTGAAAAATAATCCATTAGTCTCGTTGTCTCCAATCGTCTGATCTATCTATATGAAACCAATCTACGATCTCATCTGGTGATCCGAAACCCCTACGATGATTACTTGAATCGGGGTCTCCTATATTCAAGTTATTCAGAAAAGAATCGTCAGGATTTGTCGCTAACCTTCTTGCTTGATTTAACATACCTCTTGCACTCGTATTTGCTTTTGCTAATTTTTGTGCCCATATCATATCGTCTATGCTTACTTCTGTTCCAGACGCAATAGACTTGCAGATGCCTTCTAACCGAAGACGATATTGGGTAGATAACATTTGTTAATGTGTAGTATTAATATAATTTATACACCCAAAATTGCATCCATTATGAACTGTTTTGTTAGGTCAGGTTTTCCAAACAGATCTAACTGAACACCATCAGCATCGACAAAAAGATCGTCGTCAAGATGTTTGCGACTGTGTTGCCAGTAGTATGTGTTATCTTCTCTCTTCCAAAAATAACTGGTGTTGTGTGAGTCCAGTAGAAACACACTGATTAGTTCCTGATGTCTCTGCCAACAAGGATCTGCTAATCGTTTTTGATATTCATCCAATCAAGCACCTCAGATGGTAATTTGCCTACTCTAGGGTCAGAATCCTTTACTGTGTGGGGATCCATCTCACCCTTGGGTAGATATGTAAGTTCACGTAGTGACCTAACAGTGGGATCACTTGTAACATTAGTGGGCAATCGTCCAAGAGCGACATTATCATAGTTGAGTTGATGCCTGTCAAATGTAGCAAGTTCATATTCCTCCGTCATAGATAGACAGTTTGTTGGACAGTATTCTACACAATTTCCACAGAAAATGCAAGCACCAAAGTCAATCGAATAATTACGTAACTCTTTTTTCTTTGTCTGTTTGTTCATCACCCAGTCAACGACTGGTAGATTGATAGGGCATACTCTTACGCATACCTCACATGCTATACACTTATCAAACTCATAGTGTATGCGACCACGATATCTTTCTGATGGTATGAGTTTCTCATAAGGATACTGTACAGTGACAGGTCTCCTTCCCATATGAGAAAGAGTCACGGAGAAACCCTCTAGCAAATACTTTGCCGAGTCAAAGATTTCTTTTACGTAACTCTTTACTTGATTAATCATGGGTCAAAAAATCCAAATGCTAAAATTAGCAGAATGACTATAGTTATATAGACTGCTGCATGATAGATCATACGTATGCAAAATTAACTGATGCTAGTATTGCGATTGTGATAGTTGCAAACAATAATGTTGCAGATCTAATTGGTAAGTTCTTCATCATACCTCCTTAAGGATTTCGTACAAAGAATAAGGATGCTCCTGTAGATAAGGAACATCCTCTCTTGCGTGTGCTGCTGCTTCAAATGCGTCGTTGGCATATTCACATATGTGATGCTCGGTATTTTTATTATCGTGCCAAGCGAGTGTGTAATGGGACATGATTCTTTTCAACTCCAGTACGTCACTATTTATCATAGCACACTAGGTAAAAATACGCAATAGGTGTGGACTCCCACACTCAGTTAGAAAAACCTAACGCGAGAAAAATTACCAGAATTTTTTTTTCGACTTTTTTATAATTAGATTTCGCAATTCCAAACTTCTTGGTCTGCATATGCTCTTACTTTCTGCTTCAACGATGCGAACTCTCTCCATGCAACGTCATCATATTCTATGTCCGCTAGGTATTGTTCTGTTGCTGTGAGCAACATCTTTAAATCTTTACAGTTGAATCTCATGGTCGTACGATTATAATATCTCCGTCATCGTCATCATCATCGTCCTCTTCTCTGTTAGCATTGAAGACTAAGAGTGACGTGCCAGAGCGAACGTCTTGCATCTCAGGATGAATGTTAACCTCACGTTTGATCGGTTTGTTCATAGCATCTAGTGATGCTGTGGTCATCTTCCACATAAATGCGAAAGTAGCTCCTGCTATACCTACAAAGCATAACAAATATATTGATGCTGTCAAATCATTCATCGGTTAAATATTTTTTGTATTGGTACTTGCCTTATTTTATCTATAACATCACCTTCTACTCTGTCCACGATCTTATCTAGTATATCAATATCAATACCCATGAATGGTGGAATAATACCTAGCAACCTTAATGTTCCGTCCAAAAATAATGCTAGACATGTGAATCCTAATATCATAGAGATGATGGTGGCATCTCTATTATGTTTACGCATGGACTCTTCATCAATCCGTTTTGCTTCTGCCAATGCATCTGCAATCATTTGGTCAACTTCGCTTTTTGTATAAGAAACCTTACGAATTAATTCCTCAGTCATTTTCCTAGTCTTGTTTTGTTTTTTATTATTATTTGATCGTTCTGATAATCTGCTACAAATTCTAGAACATCTTTGTGACCCCACATCAGTTCTTCATATAGTGCGTTGAGAGTCTCCATGTCTTGATAGAGATCAGTTGGTTCGTCTTCTGGGATCATGTAATGTTTATTTATTTTTTTATTATACTGTCAACTGTGATTAATGTCAACTGATAACTTTATATAGACATAAAAAAAGACCCTTGCGGGTCTTTAGAGTTTAGAGTGCGTTACCTCTCGGTAATACTTCTTCGGGGAATACAAAGTTCTCATGCGGTTGGTCAACTGATGACATCCATGCTCTCATACCCTCGTTAAGAAGTATATTCTTAGTGTAGAAGGTCTCGAACTCTGGGTCTTCTGCTGCTCTTATCTCTTGAGATACAAAGTCGTATGCTCTGAGGTTAAGTGCAAGACCTACGATGCCGATAGATGATGTCCACATACCCATAACAGGTACGAATAACATGAGGAAATGTAAGAACCTTTTGTTACTGAAAGCGATTCCGAATATTTGTGACCAGAATCTGTTTGCGGTAATCATACTGTAAGTTTCTTCATCCTGTGTAGGATCAAATCCTCTGAACGTTGTGCTCAGTGATTCTCCCTCACTATAAATTGAACCGTCTTCATACAATGTATTCTGTACGGTTGCACCGTGGATAGCACATAGAAGTGCTCCACCTAAGATTCCTGCAACACCCATCATGTGAAATGGATTCAGTGTAATGTTGTGGAAACCTTGAATGAATAGGATGTAACGGAAGATTGCTGCGACACCGAATGATGGTGCGAAGAACCAACTGTGTTGTCCTAGAGGATAGATTAAAAAGACGCTAGTGAAGACTGCGATAACAGCAGAGAATGCTAGTGCGTTGTAAGGACGTATGCCTACAAGTCCTGCTATCTCAAACTGACGTAACATAAAACCTATGAGACCGAAGACACCATGTAATGCAACGAAGTTCCATAGTCCACCGATTTGTAACCAACGAACAAAAGAACCCTGTGCCTCAGGACCCCATAAGAATAATAAACTGTGACCCATTGCATCACCAGGTGTGGATACTGCTGCGGTCAAAAAGTTTGCTCCTTCAAGATATGAAGATGCGATGCCATGTGTGTACCAACTTGTAACGAATGTGGTTCCTGTGAACCAACCACCGATTGATAGAAAAGCACATGGGAGAAGTAAAAGACCAGACCATCCGATGAATACGAAACGGTCACGCTTTAACCAGTCGTCAAGAACATCAAACCAACCTCTTTGAGTTTGTTGTAAGGTAGATGCTACCATTAATTTCTCCTAATGAAAAAGGCACCCGAAGGTGCCTTACTTTTATCTGGTTAAGTTATTAACCGATTGTAGGTGCAGTAAGTGCAACCTGTGAAGACTCAGCAGATGCTAGGTCTAGTGGGAAGTTGTGTGCATTTCTTTCATGCATAACTTCCATACCAAGGTTTGCTCTGTTTAGAACGTCGCCCCAAGTTGGAACGATTTTACCTTGTGCATCAACTACAGACTGGTTAAAGTTGAAACCATTTAAGTTGAATGCCATTGTGCAGATACCCATTGAAGTTAACCATACACAAACAACTGGGAATACTCCTAAGAAGAAGTGTAAACTTCTTGAGTTGTTGAATGATGCGTATTGGAAAATAAGTCTTCCAAAGTATCCGTGTGCTGCAACGATATTGTATGTCTCTTCTTCCTGACCAAACTTGTATCCATAGTTCTGTGACTCTAGACCAGTTGTTTCACGAATAAGTGAAGATGTTACAAGAGAACCGTGCATTGCTGCAAATAGTGCTCCACCGAACATACCTGCTACCCCTGCCATGTGGAATGGGTGCATCAAAATGTTGTGCTCCGCTTGGAATACGAACATAAAGTTGAATGTTCCTGAGATACCTAAAGGCATACCATCAGAGAAAGATCCCTGACCAAATGGGTATACTAAGAATACAGCGAATGCTGCAGATACTGGTGCAGAATATGCTACACAGATCCATGGTCTCATTCCTAGTCTGTATGATAGTTCCCACTGTCTACCCATGTATGCTGAGATACCGATTAGGAAGTGGAAGATTATCAACTGGTAAGGACCACCGTTGTATAACCACTCGTCTACTGTTGCTGCTTCCCACATTGGGTAGAAGTGTAGACCGATTGCGTTTGAAGATGGAACTACAGCACCAGAGATGATGTTGTTTCCATATAAGAAAGAACCCGCAACTGGTTCTCTGATTCCGTCGATATCGACAGGAGGTGCTGCAATGAATGCAACGATGAAACATGCTGCTGCTGCGAGCAAGCATGGGATCATGAGTACACCGAACCAACCAACATAGATTCTGTTGTTTGTTGATGTTACCCATTCGCAGAACTGAGGCCAACCTTGTAGAAGACTGCCTTGTTCCCTTTTGGTAATAGTTGTCATGAGGACGTTATTGAATTAATAAGGCACAAAGGGTAGTGCGGTATTAATATTTCACCAATCCCTTCACTGGTGATATGAGAGACGTAATTTAACGACCCATAGGTCTCGGTTAACGGGTCGGAGTTAGATGTTGAAAAGAACACCTGACGTTATTTATAGTAGTATAACTTTACAATTCTGTCAATAGGTATTTGTGCCAGTTTAACAACTGTGCTCTTCCGCTGCTAGTTGTTGGTCTACAACAGACACATATGTCAGATCATCCTTGAAGTATGACCTGTATATTCTACCCCATATCACATCAAACTCTTCTTGATTCAAGTCCTTGAATAGACATTCCTCTTTGAGATAGATGTGATATGTATTCATTTTCTAAACACCGTAAATGCTGTACCTAGCAACACCTTCCAGAATCCTTGTCCTGCATTGCCTGATAACTGATCAAACATATACATGTTAAGTCTGAAAGCATAATTTGCCTCAGTTATTATAGCATTAACTTGCTGTGTGTCAACAGGTAGGTTGTCTAGAGCATCACGATACTTTTGTTTAAATGCTTTCTTATCTTCTATGTCAAACTCATAGAAGTTTAGACCTTCACCCTTCGGTAGATTTAATGCCTTCTCTGCTATACCTTTTAATATCTGTCCACCTGATAGGTCACCAAGATAACGTGTGTAGTGATGTCCTACTAACAAGTATGGATCTGTCTCTGCTACCTCATGTATTCTCTCCACATACTGTATGCATGCTTCTGATGGTTTGATGAGTGTATTCCAGTTAGGACCGTAGTAGTACCGTAAGTCCTTCTTAATTGCATCTACACGATGCAACTCCTTAAAATCTATGTCCGCAATAATTCTATCAAAGAATTTATTGTCGGAGTCATCTATCCTACTGAACTCTTCTTCTATTGCAGAATAAACAAAGTAAAAATCTTTGATGAGTTCTCTATAATTTTCTTCGCTGACTACTCCACCAAGAAAAGAAGCGATGAACTTAGTGTTCTCCGCTGCTGTGTGTGACTTCTTAGTTCCAGTCTTTAATTGTTGTGCTAACATTTTACGTCTCGCTAGATCTTCGATCTATGTCTGTTAATGTGTGACTAGACATGAAATACTTTTTGATCACGTCTATTTGATCTTGATATTTTGCTATCGCATCTAATTCTTTCTCGATTGATTCTAGAATATCAGTATGTTCTCCTACTCCTGCAGGATGTTCTAGATAAATTTCGATGTTTGCTTTGTGTTTTGCGATATCACCTTGAGCATGTGCTATTAATGCTCTCAAGATTTGTTCACGCATATGTAGTGCCATAGAGGTAGGATTATTTATTCATCCATCATAGCATACATCATCACACATATCAAGCTTACAGTCACTGCGGTACCACTAAGTATGGTTATGACCATCTGAAATATGTGTGAGTAACTAATCATTTTTACATACCTTGCCAAAAATTATCTGTTACAGGTTGTAAATTTCGGGATAGGAAATACAATCCCACGTTGCATGCAAACCAGTTTATGTTTACAACCCATGTTTGTCTCCAAAGGTATTTCCTATTTGTCTCTACGATGTAGAGGTTCCTTTCATTGTCGCCTTGCTTTACGAACTGCTCTAGTCCTAGAGCAATCACAAATCCTATTGCATATATGTAGAAAGCAAAGTTAAGGAAACTTGATGATACTAATAAGAAAGAGATCATGACACCAACCCTGCAACGACACTAAAGCATACAGAACTGTAGAATATCCAAGGTATGAATTTTAGTGGAACTGGTGTCATGATAGAAGACCTAATGATCCTGCTGTAACTCCTACAGTCAGGAAGAATAAAAACTCAAACACAGGCATGAATCCTGCGTTCTTCAATAAAAATTGAGTCATTTGTGCTTGTGCTCCTCAGCGATAAATTTTAGGAAAATACGAACGGTAGTCCGTTAAGTGCGGTGTAACTTAATGCACACGCGAAAGCGATCTGATAGATCATGCTTGTGCTCCTTGATAGATTGGTGTCATTACTCCACCACCCTCATCGTCATCATCATCGTCGTTTTTAGTCGCACGTAGAAACAACTCAATACCCACGAGTGCTGCCATAGGATATAGAACCCAGAGGAGTGCAAGTGTTGGTGATATTGATGTTGTTTCTAAGGAGAACTCTCCCATGTTGATGACCTTTAAGAATTGTTACGAGTAATTATTTAGTTTTGTAAAGTTCTAGAGGAAAAAAAATTATACCATTACTGGTGATAAACTTCCTACTAGAGCAAATAAAGAGATAAGGATTGTGAATCCTGCGGTCTTTTCTTTAGTCATTATACTAGACCAAAGAACATGTGACCTGTTGAGAAGTAGGAGATAGATGCTGCTACTAAACCGAGCATTGCTAACTGTCCGTTGATTCTCTCTGCTACAACCTTCTGTCTTTCTGGTTGTCTGCGTGTTGTTTCTGTTGTTGTTGCCTTTGTCATTATACGAAACCTGGTACGAGTTGTCCTGTGAATGTGTATGATACGCATAGTACTATAAATGCCATCATTGCTGCACGTCCTTGTGCTTTTACGAAAATGTCGTTGTTGTTCATTAGAGTTAGAGGGGAGATGATTTAGAAAATGCCAGGAATTATGTTACCTGTTGTTGCGTATGCACCGACTGCTGCTACGAAACCGAGCATTGCTGCCCAACCGTTAAATCTTTCTGCTTCTGGAGTCATTGTTTTTTACCTGTGATAGTTTTGATTAGAATAAACCTGGTGCTATCCATCCGAATAGTCCATAGTTGATAGTGCCGATTACTAAACCGAGCATTGCGAGACGACCATTGACCTTCTCTGCATATTTCCAGTACTTGTGTGTAGTATCCATTAGAATACACCTGGAATTATTTGTCCTGTGGTAGCGTAGGCACCTAGTAGTGCAACGAAACCGATCATTGCCCAACGACCATTCACTTTCTCTGCATTTTGCGGATAGCTCTTGTAGTCGATAGACTCATCAATGTATGGACGTACATCCGTTGGGTACATGTTCTGGCGTCCACCGCCTTCAGTAACTGTTGTCATTGTGCTTTGTAAAGAACTGTAACATAATTATATATAAAAGATTAAGTTTTGTCAACTCCTATGTGCCAGTTGTGTGACAGTCTTACGTTTTTTTAATGATTTGTATAGGTTTTACTTATCATTCCTTAACAATTGGCGATTTTGTGACAGATTTGTCACAAATTGTGTAGTGAGTATGCGTATATATACAGTAGGTAAGTTGTATCAAACAAATGAAAAAGTTTTTACCACTTATATTATTGACGGGTTTCACTACTCCTGCATTTGCCGACATCACACAGACTATGAGTTCTAGTGTGCAGTTGTCTACCGCAGCAGCAGCAACTCAGGTGAATCGCATAGGAACCACGTATTCAGTTTCTGGGTCTGGTGTAGATACCACATATTCATCAGGTGGTAGTTCAGTATCAGATGGTATAGGTTCTTTGACAGTCTCATCAGGCGTTGGAGCGATTCCTTCGATTGAAGCGACCCAAAAAACTGCAGGAAATAGTTTCACATTTAGTCAGTCATTCGTGCAAGGTGATGCCATTGCTACAAGTGCACCTTCTACTGGTGCTGTAGCGAACTATAGTGACATCACATCTACCGCATCTGGCACAGCAGGAGATTTAGCGGGTACTGTAACAACAGCGGGTGCATTGACGGTGACAGCTGGTGGTTCGGGAACTGTAGCTACAGGTCAATTCGTAACCACATTGACTATAGATTAAGGTGTTTAAAAGAGGTATACATATAGTATATGCTATAGGTGTAGTATCTACTGCACCTTTATATGCTGTGCCCGTGGTGCCAAATTTTACACAGGGTAGTATGACCTCAGTGACGACCCAAACGGTCACCACAAATGAGACCATAAATTCGATGGATTATGCGACAGGCTGGACGTACTCAGTCAGTGGGCACGGGGTAGAACCCGAAGGAGGTTTCGTATCTCCTGACAACGTGACAACACAATCAAATACCGTAGACGGTGTGAATTCAACATGGACAGGTTTAGATTTATCAACCACAAACAAACCGAACTGGAAACAGACGGAGGCAGGAAACAACTTCAGTTTCTTAGAACACTATTCAGGACCAGGTCTTCAGACGCATACAATAATACAACGCGAAACAACCATACAAAGTGTCACAGAATCAACGTCAATATTCTCAAATTGATTTCTGCATTATCTTTATCTACGTGTCTACCTACGTATGCAACAGACGTAGGGGGCGTAAGTGCTACTGCAAATCCTGTAGCAAATTCTAGTGGTTCAGTCACCAATCAAGCTATACAAGTTTTACAAGGACCGTATATAACAAACACATATGGAGATGGCATACAGTGTCAAGGTGCTACCATGAACCTTACACCATACGTCACCAGAACGGGAACGTGGCAGGATCCTTACGAAGCTTTTTTCAATGATCCTGTCTACAACATGGCAGATAATAATGATGACAATATACCTGACAATCCTGGCGAGATATTATATTACGTTCCTACTAGGACAGGACAAAAATCTACACAGAATATAAATCTAGGTCTGTCTATGACCATCTCTATACCATTAGATAAGAAAGCAATGGAGCAATGTAAAGAATCTGTTGCTGCACACATTGCATATAGAGAACAACTACTAGCAAATAAAAGATTAGATTTTGAGATTGCGAGGTTAAAAAATTGTGGCGAACTCAAGAAGCAAGGCATAGTTTTCCATCCTAAGTCTCAGTATGCTGCAGTATGTGCAGATGTAATGCTTATAAATCCACCTGGTGTTTTACCACAACACACTCATACTATTCCTTCAAAGGAGGTAAACCCTTCGACTGACGGTACAAATTTGTCTTCGTCAACGAACGAGAAGGGATGGAAACCTTTCGCCCTAATTTCTTCTTTATGGAATCGGACGCCTTCTTTATCAGAGGTTTCAGTAACCTCAAAAGCAAATCAGCTAGAGGTTTTGCAAATAGGGCAGACGCAGTAGCAACTGCTGCGATGGTTGCGGTAGTCGTTACCACATTTGCAGTCGGTAAAAATTTCTCAGCAGCAGACGTAGGTTCATATAATACTACACAGACAGTCCCTTGGAGTTCATGACCCACAACTTTCTCATCACCACTGGTGGTTAGATCACCTACACGTGGTTGGTTGGGTGCAGGACACTCTGTGCTCGGTGTAACTCCACCTGTATCAGGAACATCTGGTGCATTTGGTGGATCTGGTGGTGGTTGTACAGCAGGAGGTGGTGTCTCTACATATATGTTTAAATCTTCTGGTGTGTAGTCCATGGAATCAAACGATGGCATGTTAGCATCACAAAGAACCCTAACATTAGAGGAATCTTCTTCCTTTAAGTTAGGGTTCTCTCTGTTCTCTGCAGCATCAGGATGAAACTCTACACAACCTGGCAAATCTACAACAGGACTTCCTATATTTAAAATAAATGGCACTGTAGGTGCCATGGGAACTGTTGTAGTAATGTTTGGAATGTATATCTCGTTTATACCTATAGATCTTATTCCGACGTTAGGTATACTAATAACGTCATCCATACTATCTTAGTGTTTTTAAATAATCTAATATCTGCTCTCTAATATCCATCAACTCATCATAACATCCTTGGTTATGTGCACATGCTCGTAACTTATGGTTAGGTTCTAACACCGACTCTTGGAATAGAGTCAGTGCTCGATCACGTTTGATATCAGGAGTTTCCTTCATTAGAACGGTGATGATGGTAGAGAAGGTAAGGCAGGACCTGTGACGTCTGGTAAAGCATCTCCTGCAATACCACCTAGATCAGGCATGACTGCCTCTAGTATTTTTGACTTAGCACTATCAATGATAGCATCTTTTCTGATGAAGACGTATCCACCCAGTCCTACAACTGAAAGAGATACTACACCGCTGACGATAGCGATGCCATTTACAATTTTCTGTAACATAATTAGTTTTTACTTTTTGTCGCTGTTAGGCACGATTTGAACTGGTGCTTGCTCGATACGAATAGTTTGTGCAGGAGCAGTTTGTGATGCTGCAGCAATTAACTTTTCCATATCTCCTTTACTTACACCGCCACCGCCACCATTGACACCTCCTTTCTTGGACGTCTGGACGCCAAAAGTAGCTAGGACTCCTGTGAAGACCGAAGCTATGAAAGTTGGATCGAGATCTTGCTTAGGAATTTTAAGTGCAGATGGCAACTCAACATACGCTAATGTGAGTATCGCACCACTCCATACTAAAATACCAAGACGAACAAAAGTAGACAAGAGCATCATCTGCTCTTCTTTATCCTCTGCATGATCTTTAAGTTTACTAAAGAAACCTTTCTTTTCTGGTTCCTTCTTCAACTCTTCTTGTTTTTTATCAGTCATAGATCATATTAATCTATGATATATAGCAACCTTAGCACACTCAACTTATCATGTCAAGAACATCTTTACGTATTCCCTTGACACCTTCCCAATCTTCATTCAATCCTGCGTTGACATGTTTCATAACTTTAGATGTATCTCTTCCTAGTGCTTCTAACTTTTGCATGGTTCCAGATATTGATTCACCACCAAAGATAGAGTCATACTTGTCTGCAGTTTTATGATTAAAGTTTGACATCAACTTACTGTCAAAGTTGTATAACATGTTGAATATACCAGATGTCTGATGGTACACTTTACCATCCATGACTACTGATTGATTACCCCACTTGTTACTATTCTTTCCTTCTGTTGCTACAGTATTTGATGTATATTTTGTGATGTCATTAAGAGTAGATATTACCTTCAGTGGTTCTGCTACAAATATCAAAGTTTTCTCTACAGATTTAATGTTGACAACTGTGTCTGCTAGGTTCCATTGTGGAATGGTATCTGCACCAAACAGTTTAGTTGTATTGTAGTCACTCACATCATCATAAAACACGGTTGTCCCTGCAATTAATGCAACAGGCAACCGTGTTCTTTTTACAATCTCGTAATGTAGTTGTGACTTCTTAGTAGATCTAAGATGTTCTATTACTTTGTGGTCACCTTCTAGTGCCCACCTTTTGACAAAATTAAGTGCTTCTCTACCTATACAATGAACTGTTGCTCTGTCATCAGGAAAACCGATAGAGAATGTTTTTAATGCTGCTACTGAGGTTGGGACGGAATTAGAGTCGTCTGCTTTTACAATAATCTGAGGTGACCAGTCCATTATACAAAATACTTTTTAAGTATTTATGTATGGACTCTTACATACATCTGACTTGTTTGGGTATGCTGCAACCTCTGGGTCTGGATCTAACCACTTGACATACTCTGGATCTTCTATGCAACAATCTAGTTGTGCACCACTGTCAAGGTAATACATGTCTCTGTATAGACGAGTTACCTCGTTGAATTTTTGTATGCGAAAGTCTGGTTTACCATTGATTTCTAGTAAACCTTTTTGCACGAAACGATATGGAAATCTTTCAAGAATTACTTCTGTTTTAGCTGGCGTCATCGTGGTCTCTGAGGTAGTCATAATAATCTAAGTCCGATGGATTTTGTGGAACTACTAATATTTTACCACCGTCAGACTTCTTTACAAATATCGGTGTGCCACTTTCTGCTTTGTCACAGTAGTAGTCTTTGCGATCCTCAAACTCCTGTTCGGTTATCTCAATGATTGAGTCACCTTCCATGTTTCTCCTGTGCTGTAGTTGATAGGTTCATACTTAGTAAAGACATCATCCCAAAGATTTTGTTTGTATCTTTTGGTCTTACCTAACCATTGCACTGGTGGTTCTCCTTGTGAGTTATAGAACCTACAGTCAAAGGGTTTGGATTTGATGCCAAGTCTATTTAATGATTTGGGTTTGTAATGCCATACATCGTAGCATAAAGATATTCTTTCTTGACTGTTGCCAAAAACTCCACGAATATATCTAGGATCAGATACTAAAAATTTACCTTGTTCTGGAATAGAATAGGTAATCTCTCTCGGTGGATAATCAACAAACTCTTCCCAGTAATCACCGTGTGTAGTATCCAATATTGTAGTAGGACATCCATCATTTGTCAAGTAAGTTTGAGTTGACAGTAGAGGATACTTCATAATGCCATATTCAGATCTTCTATAGTCATCATCGTGGTTTGAATGATACGTTATAGTATTGTGCCCTTCCATGTTTTCGATCCACCATTCAAAACCTATCGGTGGATTAATTTGATTCCATGGATTCTCTTGATACCACAAATTGTACTTATCCAGTAGGAAAAAGTCAAAAGAATCTTGTATATATTTTTCTATTATATTTTCTGGTTCATCATGTATGCCAATCCATTTATTAGTTCCTATAGGATGAAGTTTATTCACCTCCTCTGTGAGATGTAAACAAGATATAGAATCAAGGATTGGTTGATAACTTAATACATTCATCTAATAATAACATTGGACATTCTAGTAGTCCTCCTTCTTGGTCTTTCGGTTCCTAATCTAGGAACCTCTGCATCTTCTTTTTGCTCAACTAATGCTATCACATACTTCATGTTCTGTCCACCATAGGTGTTACCACAAACGTAGGTTTGATTCTCACAACCACATGTGTGGTAGTCATGCTCATGTTTAGAACTGATAGTGTTGTTACACTTACTGCAAGTTACTGTTGTCATCGTTTTGTTCTATGTCTACAAATAAAAACATCATGTCATCATCTGATAGATTGTATCCCTCATGGACATAATCCATAACATCATATATTTGAGGTTCACCCTCTTTCCACGAAACTCTTTCCCCTTTCCATACCATGTAACAGCATTTATCGCATGGTATATACAGTGGGATCTGTATTCTTCTATATTTTTTACCGTAAACTGGTGGGTCTTTATGTGCACCCAATTTTGTTCCTGCCTCGAAGAGAGATACCGTTGCTAGTATTATCTCATCTTGGTTTAATATATCTCTGACTCTTTGATCTTTAACAACAGAACATCTTACCCCGCCACCATTTTTGTTCTGTGCTTTTAGCCAGCAGAAATATATATCCTTGTTAGAATAACCAACAGCAGTAGGTGCTCGTCGTAAGGGAAAATCTGTTCTTGCTGCCCACTCATAAAGATATTCTACATCACTTCTTTTCATATCTTAAAGTATTGATTTCTGGATTTGCATCCTCTATCCATTCATGCCACTCCATGTAAAAATCATATGCTTCGTCATACATTTTCTCAAGTAATAAGACTTCGATTCTATCCTGCATCCAGTCGAGCAGGAAGTCTACTTGTTCCTTAATCTCAGGAGATCGGTTGTTCATAGTAGTCCTTTTTCATGTAGCGTCCAAGTATGTTGCTGTTGTAGAATTTTGATTCACCATTGAGTTGTTCACTCAATACATTATTTAGAAATAGTTGTCGAGTCTCTTCATAATTAACCCAACCTTTTGTCACATGTAGTGATATTATTTCTCGTTTAAAATTTGAGTTTCCAAGATGTTTTCTATCTTGATCAAGCTCTTTACTACTGCCATAGTATTTTTTCCAGTCACTTTCAGACTTAACCTTCCTAGACTTACCTCTAGGCTTTCTAAATTGGTAGAAGTATTTACGTCCGATGTATTGCTTCCCAGTCTGGAGATTTGTAATCCTGTAGACAAAACCGAAGAAATTGCCAATATCGTTAGAAGTGAAAGTTGTATCTTTGTAGATCCAAGGGTTCTCATAATCAGTCGGGGTAACCGTCATCGTCATCCCCACTATACCATTGTTCGCCCTCACTGTCAATATAAGAATCTGCGTCAGCATAGACTTCTACTTTCAGTTCAGTTAGTAGATCCTCAAGTTGTGTGATTAACTCTTTGAGTCGAGTCTTCTGCATAAAAAAATGCCCTTAACTACTATATGTAGCAAGGACATATCTTTCAATTAGATGATTAAGAGCAAGGTGATGCCTTACTTCTAACCTTTAGACCACGATACATCAAATCGTGTCTGTTACGCTTTTCATTCTCTTCGAGAATCATAGCGGTGTATTCTTCAGTGTCATACTCGACACCACGATAAGTGACTTTTGCCATTGGTTTTCTCCAAAGTAGTAGGGATTTTTGCCCCGTTCCTTCAGTCAACTTCTGCGTCCCATACGGGATGAACGATCCGTTCCGAGTCGGCTTACTTGCGGTCTGAATGTATCAGACTGAACGTATTGTCATGATAACATAACATAATTATTTAGTCAATAGTTCTGTTACAACGGATACATTATTCCTGATAGTACTCTCCTAACTCTGGTTCAATATGTATCCTAACTACTTTTTTTCTTCTGCTTCCTCTTCTTTAGTTTTGTAGTTCCATTCATCTGTATGTCCTACTGACCACCACTTAGGTTCGGTTTCTACTGCATAGTTCTGTGTGCATACTTTAAAGTCAGGTGTCAATAGATTATCATTGTTGACCAAACTATTGTCAAAGAATATAGTTCTGTTGTTAGGTTGTGCAGCAAACTGTCCGTTGTCTAGTGCAATGATATTGAATGTCTTATGCTCTGGGTCATGCTCTGCAAAGTTTACATCTAATACTGATGCGTCAGGATGTGCAGTGTCAATGGTAAACTCATACTCGCCAGGATGCATCTTCTTATCCTTACCAAAGAACTGACATCTACCTAGTATTGGTTTCTGTATGACTGTGATGTTATAGTCAAAACAATCCCATAGTTCTAATACGTCCAGTGGTAATTGATTGTCCTTATCATAGTCTTCTTTCCAGACAAACGCACTGATGGGTAACTTGTCAAACAATGCACCATAGTCAGTCAGTAATGTCTCAAAGTATAATGCTTTTGATTGTATACTCCTTACAGATATCCATAAACCTGGCGTAATTTCACCATGTCCTTTCTGGTGGTCGTAAAGATATTCTTTCTTGACCCACACTTGACGTAAGGGTAGTGGGTGAACTAAGTATGCCATTAATTTTTTATAGAGTACGAGGGTGGAATGTGATGATCATTCCAGTGCCGAATGTTTCCACCAACAATGAAACAGTTGGTGATGATGAGTTGGAGAAAGATAAAGGTTCTGATAATTGCAATGTAATCTGCTTCCCTGTCGGTCTTGCCAGATTTGTCACCTAGTGCCTTCGCCCATATTCTCCATATCTTACTCATACGTTTGGAAAAATTCTTTCATGGATGTTTGATATCCTGACTCACGATACGGTGGTTCTTTGATACCTTTCATCCTTTTATAATCTTGATGCATTGCACCAAGCAACCATGCCTGACTCAGACCTTGAGGTCCTTCCTTCAGCAAGTTGATTTGATATTTAGAGAGATGACCTTTCATCCCTAGGTATTCTTTTCTCCAATTCATCCGCCCGCCATGTCATTGTAGTCGATGTCTTCTGCATCAATAATTGCTTTCATCATCTCTTCTATATCAGAGTGAGAGTCCTGCGAAGGTGTCTTGTGTGACGTCTTGCTTGATTCCTCCGATGACGTAGGATTCAATTTCTGTTTCTTGTGGTGCATTTTGTTGACCCTTAGAATTTAACCAGTATTGTGTCCATGGTAGTGGATTGTTTCTAGGTCCTATATCATAGATAGGATCTAGTCCGATTGCTTTCATTCTACGATTAGCAGTAAACTCAACATACTGTGCGAGTAGTTTCTCATTCAGTCCTATCATAGAACCATTCTGGAATAGATATTCTGCCCACGCTTTCTCTTCGTTTACAGCGTTCTTAAACATGTTGATCACATTAGGTTTCTCTTCCTCTGCGATCTTCACCATCTCTTCGTCGTCTCCGTCTTGCCACTTTTTGATGATCTGTTGAGTAAGGACAAGATGCTGGCTTTCATCTCTGGCGATAAGAGAGATAATCTTAGCGGATCCCTCCATAATTTTGAGTTCACCAAACGCAAACGAGCAAGCGAAGGAGACATAGAACCTAATGCCTTCAAGAATGTTGACGTTGAGGACTGCTCGGTAGAGTTTCCTTTTGATTTCTTTCCTGTCATAAGTTCCTGCGGGGTGTCCTTCTGCTGCAAATTTCCATAGGTTTCCAGAATCATATTCATGTTCTGAGTTTATGAGATCATCATATGCTGCAGTAACTGACTCTGCACGTTGCATGATCTTGGGGTCATCGAGAACTGTATCAAATACCTCTGCAGGATCTGGATACACGTTCTTAATAATGTATGTATATGATCTGCTATGGATCATCTCCATCAACTGCCATACGTTCATAGCAGACTCTAGTTCTGGTAAAGAACAGTAAGGCATGAATGCCATGCCAGGACCTCTACCTTGTACAGAGTCAAGCATGATCTGATACTTCAGATTAGAAGTATAGATATGTTTCTGCTCAGGTGTAAGTGTCTTATAGTCAGACCTATCTTTCTGTAGTGAGACCTCTTCTGGTCTCCAGAAATAACCTAGTTGTTGGTTAGTTAGTTTGTCGAATACAGGATACTTGAACTCGTCGTATCTCTGCATTCCTAATGGTTGACCAAAGAACATTGGTTGTTTCTTTGTGTCTACATGGTTTTTGTTGAAAACCGTCACTCCTGTCATGTTGTTAACTGTCCATTCTTCTTTTGTCATATCGTGCAAGACTCACACTCTTCTTCGTTTGAATTTTCTATACTATTAACTAGAGATTCTAGTGTGGAAACTTTTGTTTCCTCAACATTGTCATGCCAACCTACTGAGTGTGATGGTTCATCAACATCAGTCTTCGCGTCATAAGTGTTTTGATAGTAAGAAGTTTTCCAACCGTATTTGTATGTGTCTATGAGATCCTTTATCATTACTGACATAGGAACGTCACCGTTTGGATAGTTCTCTGGGTTATACGACCAGTTACCACTGATTGCTTGGTCTAAGAATTTCTGTATAACTGCAGTCACTTTGATGTAACCGCTGTTATCCTTCATGTCCCACAGCAATGTGTAGTTGTTTTTCAGATGTGGAAAACCTGGTACGATCTGTTTAAGAGGTCCTTTCTTTGATTTCTTAACGGACAAGAAATCTCTAGGAGGTTCAATTCCATTGGTTGCGTTTGACACAACAGAACTACTCTCCGAAGGCATCTGTGCAGACAAGGTGCTATGCCTCAATCCGTGTTGTAAAATAGATGTCCTAAGACTATGCCAATCATAGTTTAATACATTAGGCACTAATTCGTCAACCTCTTTTTTGTATGTGTCTATTGGCAACACACCGTCTGAATATTTAGTACGAGAGAATCCTTCACATGCACCACGTTCTTTTGCTAATTGATTAGATGCTTTTAGTAGGTGATACTGGAATGATTCTGTCAAGTCATGGACTGCTTTCCATGCTTCTGGGTCATCATACTTGAGTCCATTCTTAGCAAGGTAATGTGCTAGACCAATGTATCCTATACCTAATGACCTACGTGCTATTGTGCTACGTTCTGCTGCCTTGACAGGATACTGCATGTAGTCTATGAGTTCCTCTAGTGCACGAACTGCTAGGTCACATAACTGATCCATCTGATCTAGTTGTGTAATCTTTCCTACGTTGATTGCAGATAGAATACACAATGCTATCTCTCCACCACCATCATCTATGTGATTGATAGGATCTGTTGGTAGTGTAATCTCTTGACATAGGTTACTCATATTAACCTTGTCCTTAAATGAACTATGTGTATTGCAGTGGTCGATGTTCATGATATAGATACGACCAGTCTCTGCTCTCTCTTTTAACAGTGCGAAGAATAACTCTTGACCACCTATAGTTTTTCTAGGTATAGATTCGTCCTTCTCATACTGTAAGTATAGTTCATCAAATTTTCCTGTACCAAAACTATCATACAACCTTGGTACATCATGAGGAGAGAACAAACTAATTGGTTGGTTCTGCATGAACCTTGCATAGAATAGTTTTGAGATCTGAATACTATAGTCTAGTTTTCTTACTCTGTTATCTTCTGTTCCTTTGTTGTTCTTAAGAACAAGTATATCTTCTATTTCTTGGT